TATAACCATTTTATACCAATTTTTATCATCTTCCCTCTCTCAATTCTATGACGAGGCTCATGCAGAATATAATTGATCAAATACTGAAAAGCGAATGGTATATAAAATTCACGACACTTATCATACATACTATTTCGCGTATCTTGTGTCCATGCGTCGACTATATACGCATTAAGAACTTCAGGTTTCAAAACAAAAAGATTAGCAACTTCTCCTAAATCCTGTATAAATTCGTCCATATTTCTATGTACACGAAAACGACGTATACACTCGACAAGATGTTTCTTTATTGGATATTCAACATCTCTTTTCTTTCCATGAAACACTCTAGCTATTGATCCAAGCTCACCTTCTGATTTAGTATTACGACCGGGTTGCAAGCCTGAAGCATTGTTCTGAGGAATGCGACATTTCATAATATCAGATTCAGCACAATCCCAAGGGACCGTGCCAAATTTTTCACGTGTTCCAATATAGTCATACATACGATTAAGACCTTTTTCCATATCCTTACTCTGCTCGAGCGTGAAAGATCCTTGCGTTGTATCAGCAGTGTACTTAGATATCAATTTTTCATATTTACCTCTCGCATATATTCCATCCATAGTATGAGTAGTATATGGGCCATAAGAATCTCCTCCATAAACCATATTAAATGATGATAATTTTATAAGACACATTTGCGCTAAGGTATAAACCTTTTTTGGCTCCCAAGGTATACCTTGAATAACACAATAACGTACATCGGCTCTTTTAAAAACATTCTCTTCCAAATATGACATCCTCATTTTCTGAAAGGGATGAATTATTATTTCAGAATTAACAACAACAATTTGACCTTTTTCTGTATACATAACGGGTTGATATCTTCGTAGAGAGTTAAAGAAGCTCTTATCCCAGTATCTTTGAATTGCTACCATCTGAGAAAATGGTTGAGGTAATTGTTGAGAATGCAAATAATTTCTCGTACATACAAATGGTGGAGGAACTTGAACCCATGATTTAGATTGTAATGATTTTACAGTCAAATTTGAAAACCAATATTCATATTCTGAATCTTTTCTAAAGATTTGCGTACCAG